TGTGCCACCTGTGCTGTTAAGCGCAGTTGTTTTGTAGCAACGGAAGCCAGCAAGTGTGCCGACAGTTGCAAGACCGTTGCGAAGTGGTGAAGTAGCGTCACCGCTAACTTGCACTTCAGCAATTTTATTCCCGGCTTGGAAACACTTCTCGTAGAAAATTGGAGGTGCAACAAACCAGCGATTCTCTTCTGGCACTGACTCATCGTCAAGGAGACGGGCCATTGCAAGCATCAGGTTGATGCCGTTATCGTCTGTCTCAATGTTGATGGGTGCGTTTGCAGTACCAAGAGTACCAGCAGCAGCAGTAGTGGTCAGTGTTGTACCGGATACAGCAGAAGCTGCAATACCAGCACCGTCAGACATAGCCTGAAGAACAGTCTTGTCGTACTTACGCTTCAATGCAAATGCACCTGAAGAGGTAGCAAGTGCCTCGAAGTTTACGTGCGAATGACGCTCTTCAATGTCGTCGATTTTGAAAGCAAACGCATTAGCCTGATCAACAACCATAGTAATCTGGTCGTCAGCCAAGTCTTGTGGGTTTACAACAGAACCCCGCTGGTAAGCGGATACTGTTACAGTCGGCTCTTTAATGATACGGACTGTGTCGCCAAAGTTTTCAATTTCGCCAGCGTAGTCAGTGTTCGTGATGTCTTCAACAACCGAAGCGCGACGAAAGAATTTGAGAACTTTTTGGCTAAAAATTTCCGGTGAAAAATTACCGGAAGGCAGGTTATTATGACCTGAAGCACTATTAAATGCCATTAGTTCATTCCTTCTCTATTTTTGAGGTTTTAGGAGTTTAAGTCGATTCGCCCTTCAGTACGTGCTTGGTCAAGTTCAGATTCCATCTTCTCGAACTCCCACGGTTTCATCTTGGCGATTTGTGAAGCTTTCCAAATCTTCTTTTCACCGCCCCCTACTTCTGACACAACGTCTTTAGCTTTAGAGGACTTTACTACGGCTGCTGCCGCTTCATTAGATTTGGTCTTCTTCTTTTTTGAGATACCAACATCTGCTTTGTACAGATCAAGTACTCTTGAAGCCCAACGAGCATCGGTATTGTTTTTGTAAATACCATCCGAAATAGATTCCGGTTGTTCGCCAAGCCACGTTAAGAACTTTTCATCCTCTTTAATTTCTATGAAATCTGGATGAGCGTTCATCAGTTCGCGGTATGCACTTTGAACCACAGTTTCCTTTTCGCGTTCCTGAATTTCAAGTAGTTCTGACTGTAGGTGTTTTGTTCTTTCTTCGGCTTGCATAGCCGCTACAGTCTCAACAACTCCGTATACATCAGGATACTCTTCACGAAACTTTTCCAACTCTTCAATCGTCTTGGGCAATGGGACATTAACTGCCTGTGATGCCTGTTGCAATTGTTTCTTTTCAGATTCAAACTCTGCAAGTTTTGTATCGTAGTGTCGCTTTAAATCGTCATACCGTTTCTTGTAATCGTGATTTGGCGATTCTTGTTTTGTCTCTACAAAGCTTGGTTCTTTTGTCTCTGTATCTTCGGATTCTTCGCTTGCTTCTACTTCAGGGGTATCCTCTTCGTCTTCGTAGACTTCTGATCGATAGTCGCCTTTGTATAAGCTTTCACTATTTATGGTTCCGAAAGAGTCGTTGGGTTTGTTGGCACGAATGCCGCGTACTTGTTTTGCCATTTTATTTACCTCATCTTGCGGGGCCACATGGCTGTGGGTAGCCGCGTCGGTTGTGTCAGGGCCGCTATGCGGGTAGCTGACGATTAGTCAAGACCACGAAGTACTTTCTGGGCGTAGCTATCGCCCTCACCGTAAGATGCCAAAGCTTTCTCCAGTGAGTTGTGGTCGTTTAATTTTTGTCGCAAAGTAATGTTTGCTATTGTCTCGTAGTATTTTTCGTGTAGATCTTGGGGTATGTTTCCCTTACCATACTTATTAAAAGATTTTTTAATTTCAGTAGGGGTCTTTATCTTCTTTTTGTTTCTATACATTGAACCATACTTTTCAATGTTAACTTTGTCGTCCCCCTGTTGAATAAGTAAATCAATATATTCTTTAGCCTCTTGATTGAGGGTCCTGTATAAAGGACTTCGATCTTTAATATCTTTCAATGTGCTGGCTGTAATTTGCATTGGTCCAAACGCTGAAGATGCCTTGCCTTTCTTTTTTATACCTGTAAATATATAGGGATCTTTTTCAAAGCCTTTAATTTCTACATTCTGAATGGCTTTTTTAATATCCCCAAACCTGCGACCAAAAAACTGATCATTATCTGGAGATACAGGTTCTAGATTTAGAGGGGTTGATCCTTCAGGAGCAGGGCCAGTAAGGGTGGGAGAATCAGGGCCAATTAACTGTTGTACAAAACCCCTGTCTGTTTGTAAGCCCCCAACTGCTGCCCCTATTTTATCTCCGTATTTAGCTTGGCGGCGTTGTACTTCAGCTTTACCTGTATTGTTGATGTTGTCAAGAAACCCACCGCCGTATTTTTTCTCTATAAAATTCACAACTTCAGGACGTATTAAGCGTTCGCCGTCAGATAAAGCTACGTCTATCATTTCCCCGTTGTTACGGGCTGGCCCCACTTGTTTTTCAGCATCACCAAGAACTAAGTCAAGATCATTCTTATATCTTTCATTTGCAGGTTGGTTCATTACAAACGAACCTTGTGGCACAGAAGTAAACCTATTGTCTGCTATACCCTGCCTATCAGATACGGCGCGAGGGTCTTTGTTGATAAAGCCCATCTGTGTAGATGCTTCGCCGCCGTTTCGCATACCAACTCGACCGCCAAGTCTAAATATACCGTCGTAACTTTCTCCGTAACCACCCGGACCACCCTGACCAGCGTCACCGATACCGTCACTAGCACTGGTGCTGCTACCGTTCTCTTGACCACCGCCGCCACCGCCGCCATACTGATTATCACTACTATCATTAGTTTCAGCAGTGTATCTACTGTCACCGATATTTGCGGAGTATGTAGGGGTGTTTACAGAGGGTTGATTGTAATCATCCCCAAAGTCTGTTCCCATAGAGGTTGTGTTATTGGCAAATGTTGACGGATCTGTGTTGTAGTCGTCTCCAAAATCTGTGCCTAAAGTTGACTGGTAAATTGCTGTTCCTGAAAGTCCAGAACGTCCTTGAGTCACAAAACCTTTAGGTAAGCCACTGTGTCCCCCACTTGTTACGGGAGCCTTTACGTATCCATATTGTGATCCTAAAGGATTAGGCACTAGACTTGTCACAACAGAACCACGAGTTCTTCCGTCAATATAGTCTATACCCAAGTCTGAACCTCTTTCATCACCATATGTAGCTACATTGTAAGCAGTTGTTATGTCGGGTATTGCTACTCCTTCTGCTACTGCACTAGCTTGTGTTTCAAGCGCACTATGGATGTTATTAAGGTGTCTGGCTGCACTAATTCCCCGGGGAGTGGGGGGATACGCTCCTGAATTAACAGTACCAAGCCCAAATAGACCGGGAGACATACCTAAAATTGCATTGTTTAACATGCCAATTCCGTAGCCCTCTTTACCAGCAATAGTTTTTTCTTGTATGTTTTCTAAATTCTTTCGACTAACATACGATCCTGCTGCAACAAAAGGAGCCAATGGTCCTAACATATAATTTATTGCTCCACCGGGATTTGTAACGCGGTAAGTTTGAGTTAACTTGTTAAACTTTACTCTAGGAGCAAAAGCTTGATCTATCTTTTTTTCGAGCCATCCCCCTATGCCATCGTCGTATTTTTTATCCTTAGTATATACACCAGCAAATTTATTGTCTTTAAAGTATGCTTCTTGTTCAGCAAATTCTTCGGGAGACATGCTACCACCATCACCGCCGTCATTACTACCACTACTCCCAGACCCTTTTCCTTTTCCTGACGAAAGAAACTGTAAAAACGATCTATTACGATCATCTACTAGCGGGTTTGGAACATTAACAGTAGCTGAGTCATCGTATCCTGCAAACGGCGCACGACTTACACTATCTATATATTTTTGAGCGGTGGGGCTGGTCATCGGTTTGTTACATCCTTTGCTTTAACAGAAGCTTCATAGTCGTTTCTTAATCCCTTAAGCGTTTCCAGTGAAGTTATCTTCCCCTGCAGCCGGAACAGTTCCAGTTCCGATCTGGCCCCCACCAACGCCCGAAGCGTCATCTGGATTTGCTCCTGCAGGTACGTCTCCAGACTGTCCCATGCTTGCTTGTTGGTCACCAGTGGGCTGACCTTCCGGGCCTGTTCCTTGTTGAGCATTAGCTGCTAATCCTTTCAACATCTCTGCAAATATCTGTGCCTCGTTTACGTCGTTTACCAAGCTGTCAGGATCGATATCCTGTGCAATAGCAAGCTCCCGCATGAGGTTTGGTATTTTGATAAATGGTGCTAACATTGGGTTGGATACAGTCTGCAACAGGGTAGTCAGTCTTTGACTGCGAACTTCTTTTTGCATAACGGCAGCTACGCCGCGTGGTTTAATCTCTAGGTCGCCCTCAATATCAGGAGCGTCGTCGTTGAACTGCATGTTCCACTGAAAATATGCTTCCCCTAAAGGCTTCAGTAGTTGATCATCGATGTTCTTAATTACAGTCTTGAGTGATAGACTTGCTCCACCTAGCAGCATAGATAGCCCTGATGCTGTGCGTCCTGTCCCCGTGACTCCAGTTTGACCGTGCATGATTGACGGAAGACCTGTCTCTTCGTCTGCAAGCTGTCGGCTAATCT